CTTTGTCTTCCCCTTCTGTAGAAGCACAGCTTCGCTGTTTAAAGGATACCCCGAATGCCCAGAGGAGTCTCTATCAATGCACCTAGTAAGTTCCTAGCCACGAATGGGACAGTCTTTGTTGCAAAGATGTTCTACGAGGGGGATTCTAAGGACGTTAACCCGGATGCCCCTTACACCATAGCCCGAGACGATAAAGTTGTAGATGGACGTACCTACGCCTCTCTTTATCGCCTCTACGTGGACTGTAATGACATAACCGAGGCTAGGTTTGTCTCTCTATACCTCCACGACTGGTACCAGTGGGATAAGATAGCTTCTTCGTCTTTATTCCGAGATGAGATCGCCAAGTGGCGCAACGACCTCAAGCACAAGCTCCTAGGGTGGATGATGGACACTTTAGTGGAGGATGCCCTCTCGGATAGCAGAAGTTCTAAGAGTTCCGCGAAGTTCCTGGTGGATAAGCTCTCGAAGGGGCAAAAGGGCAAGCCTACCACAGCTATTGTCCCCACTACGGAAGAGTCCGCCAGATCGATCACACACGAGGTAGCTCGTGACCTGAAACGCTTACAGTTGGTGAATTAAGATATGGATGATCCTGTGATCTGGGGGTTTTTGCTTTTAATCAGCTTTGGAGTCTTTGAAATATGGGCGAGCTAGACGAATTGAAACGTAGGGTGGCCGATCTGGAGTCTGATCGCAAGAGCTTCTTCAAGACAGGTATCATGGTCCTAGGGGCGGCCACTATTGGTCTGTCCCTCTACATATGGAAATTTCATGTCTCAGGATAAGTATTGCTGGTTTTGTGGGACCAATCTAAAACACCCGTTCCACTCTGAACTATGCCCTGAAAAACCTTTACTAGAGGTGCCAACGAATGGCTAAAGGCCCGAGCTTCACTAACATCACAGCAGGGTTCGCCTCTGCCGTTGTCTACAATGCTAACTTCGACTTGATCGAGGCAGCGTGGGACAACTTCATCTCCCGTGACGGGTCCACTCCTAATACGATGGAGGCGGACTTCGACATGAACGGTAATGATATCCTCAACGTGGGGACTCTCTTTGCTGTAGACATAGTCGTGAACGGAACGTCTCTTGCTGCACAGTTAGCGTTGGCGGCGGCTAGTGCTGCGGCTGCTGCTGTCTCGGAGACTAACGCTGCCACTAGTGAGACTAACGCTGCGGCCTCGGCTGCTACGGCGGCAACCCTGACGTTGTTCACCACCCTCACGGATACACCGTCTGCGTACGCCACACACGGGTCTAAGTTCCTAAAGGTCAACGCTGGGGCTACGGCTGTCGAGTTCGTAGCGGGTAGTTCTTCAGAACCTAGTGACGGGGACAAAGGAGACATTACAGTCTCGGGCGGCTCTGGTCTTGTGTGGACTATCGATAACGACGCGGTCATCACAGCTAAAATCCTAGATGACAATGTGACGTTTGCCAAGATAGCGGGCGCGGCCACCACAGGCGCAGACCTTCTTCTTGTCACCGGCACCGCAGGTACCACAAACTTCACCGCCAAGTGGGATGTGAACGGCGATCTTATTGATGGCTTCGAGGTCCTAGACGAGGACGATCTTGTCTCAGACTCAGCCACTAAGCTGGCCACACAGCAGTCCATTAAGGCTTACGCAGATTCTTTGAGTGTCGGTTCTCGCGAGCTTCTCCACGTACGGGATGAGCAGTCCAGTGGGTCAGCGGGTGGCACCTTTACCGCTGGGTCGTGGCGTACTCGGGTGCTCAATACAACGCTGACTAATGATATTTCTGGCGCATCCCTTGCTGCAAATGTTATCACCTTGCCCGCCGGTACCTACGAGATTTATGCACGAGCACAGGGACGTAGGGGTGTTAACGCCCATAAGTTGAAGCTCCGCCAGACATCTGTTACTGCTGCTGATATTATTATAGGTTCTTCGGCAAAAGTTGAGCCTGTGGATAACGGACAGAGTGACAGCATCGTTGTTGGCCAGTTCACTATCGCAGCCGAGGAAGACTTCGAAATTCAGCATCGTTCCGGCGGCACACAGAGTGGTGATGGTTTCGGCGATCCCAGTAGTTTCGGTGTTGTTGAGGTCTACGCTGAAGCAATGATCTGGAAGGTGGGTTAAAGAATGGCTGTTGTAAAAGTTACTAATGGTATCGTCGTCCAGACTTGGAGGGACGTAAAGACAGTCGAAGACGCTGTGGATAAATACGGCTTGGACCCTTCTGACCTAGTTGAGGGAGATCACCCCGGAGGTACTGAGTACGATGGGAATACCTTTCAGGCCCCCTTCCACGCCCCGGTGGCAGCAGAGGAGCACCCGTTCTTGGCCGCTCTCTGGGACTTAGCTGAAGATTTAGGTCCGGGCGCTATCGGTAAGATGACTGCTAGGTTTGGCCCTCGTGTCTAAACAACACCTGTGGTGGATTGTCGAAGGTATCTTTTGGTGTGCCCTCAAAGGAATAATGGCTCTCCTCTTCCGTAAGCCTGTCTCTAAGCGGTCGTGGATGAGACGAACCTTTGGGTGGAACCAGCGGATCATTGATAACAACGGCAGAGACATCTGGGCCGAACAGATTCTTCTCCCTAGAGGCGGCAAGAGCCACCACCGTACGGACCTAATTGTGGAGTGGAACCGGCTCAACGCCCAACGTGGTGCAAAGCTGCTGTGCGCCCTCATACCCTTTTCCTTTCTAATCGGTCTATCAATGGGAGTTATCTTATGGCTGGTCTAAACCTTCGTAAACCCGCTGCTGCTGGTAGTGAGAAGAAACTCAGAAAGTTTTTGAAACTTCAGTCTACTCAGGCCCCGACTAACCTATTCACTAAGAACAGGTCCTCTGTTGCCCTTACCCCGAGAGGGAAGAGTCCTAAGAAGAGGTAGAAACCATTGTCCTCTAGCAGTCTCGACGAGGTTCGTCTAGCCGCAGAAGCCGACCTCGCTGTCTTTATCCGCTTAGTCGATAGGAACAGGTTACTCGGCCATGTTCATGAAGACGTAATCAGGTGGTGGACGAGGAGCGACGCCAAGAGCCATCAGCTTCTCTTACTTCCACGCGACCACATGAAAAGTGCACTTGCGGCTTTCGACATTGCGTGGGAACTTACCAAGGACCCTATCCTGCGTGTCCTTTTGCTTTCAAGCACGAGCAATTTGGCGGAAAAGCAACTTGGCTTCATAAAACAAATCTTCGAGAGTGAGGTCCATCAACGCTACTGGCCTGACCACATTCACAAGGATGAAGGTCGCCGAACTAAGTGGGCCGCAACCGAAATCTCTCTCGACCACCCGTCTCGTAAAGAACACCTCATTCGCGACCCTAGTATTATGGTGGGTGGTCTTACGACATCGTTCACGGGCTTCCACGCCGACCTTATTGTCCTCGATGATATCATCGTCTACGAGAACGCCTACACTAAAGACGGGCGGGACAAGGTTAAACGGCAGGTCTCCCTTTTGTCTTCCATTGCGGAGGCGAAAGCACGACAGAGAGTTGTAGGAACGCGCTACGCCCCGAACGACGGCTACAACGATATGATCGAAATGGTCGAAGACATCTACGGCGACGATGGAGAGGTTATTGGACAAGAGCCCATCTATGAGGTTTTCCAAAAGCAAGTCGAAGACCGAGGAGATGGAACTGGACAATTCCTGTGGCCACGGCAGAGGCGTTCTGACGGTAAATGGTTTGGCTTCGACAGAGATATCCTCGCTAAGAAACGGGGACAGTATCTTGATAGGATGCAGTACCGCGCCCAGTATTACAACGACCCCACCGATCCTGATCAGAGACCAATAGACTATGATAAGTTCCAGTACTTCGAGAAAACCCATCTCACCCTCGAAGGCGGGAACTGGTATTACAAAGGTGGAAGACTCAATCTCGTTGCCGCCGTGGATTTTGCATTCAGCACAAAGAAGCGAGCTGATTACACCGCCATTGTGGTTATTGGAATTGACGCCGAGAATAACATCTATGTTCTAGATATTGATCGGTTCAAGACAGATCGCATATCAGAGTACTACAAACATCTTATGCAGCTAATGAACCGCTGGTCCTTTAGAAAGCTACGGGCCGAGTGTACGGCAGCACAGGCAGCGATTGTAAAAGAGTTGAAGGAGATGTACCTCAAGCCTAATGGTATCGCCCTTAAGATTGAGGAGTTCCGCCCTACCCGTTACGACGGTAATAAAGAAGAACGACTAGCAGCGATCCTTGAGCCACGCTACGACAACCTAATGATCTATCACATGCGTGGGGGTAACTGGCAAGTCTTGGAAGACGAGCTTGTTTCCAGTAAGCCCCCACACGATGATATTAAAGATGCGTTGGCCTCGGCAATTGATATTGCGGTGAAACCAACATCAAATCTAAACAGACAACGTAGCGCGACAGTTGGTAACATTGTCTACCACCCACGCTTCGGAGGGAGAGCCTTTTAAATATGCCTGAAGTCCTTGACGTTCTCAAAGAAGTTGATGCCGATAGCGACGCTCTTGCTATTGGTGACACTTGGCGTAAGTGGGTTATCTTCCGTGACGTGAAGATAGAGGAGTGGAAAGAACTCCGCAACTATCTCTTTGCCACGGATACCCGCACCACGTCTAATTCAAAACTTCCGTGGGCAAACTCGACAACCACTCCGAAGTTGACACAGCTACGAGACAACCTCCACGCCAACTACTTTGCCGCCATCTTCCCCAGCCGTAACTGGTTCAAGTGGGAGGGGGATGACAAAGAGTCTGACACGACCACTAAACAGTCTATCATCAAGGCGTATGTAGAGACTAAAGCAAAGCAAGGCGGTTTCGTTGATGTCGCCTCCCGTCTGATCCTTGATTGGATCGATACTGGGAACGCCTTTGGAACTATTGATTCAGTTATTGATTTTGTCGAGGGCGACGAAGGAGACCTGATTACAAAGTTTGTTGGGCCGAAACTTCGTCGTATCTCCCCTTACGATATCGTCTTCAACCCTGTTGTTGATGACTTCGATAACACTCCTAAGATCGTCAAAGAGCTTGTCACGGTTGCAGACCTGAAGAAGAAGATAGACCAAGACTCGGCCAACGAATGGATGGCTGGTGCTTTCGATAAGATGATGAGTGTTAGAGGCTCGGTTACCTCTCAGGACTCAGAGGTATCAAAAGCAGATGGTTTCATTGCAGACGGCTTCTCCTCGCTCATTAATTACTATGAGTCAGGTTCAGTTGAACTCCTACACTACTTCGGGGATTTGTACAATCACAACACCGAAGAGCTTCAGCTCAACCGTATCATTACAATCGCCGATAGATCACGGGTACTCCGGAACATTCCGAACCCTTCATGGTTAGGGGCCTCATCTATCCGCCATACTGGTTGGAGGCAGAGACCTGATAATCTCTACGGGATGGGGCCTCTTGAAAATCTCGTTGGTCTCCAGTATCGGATTGACCACCTTGAGAACCTGAAGGCGGATGTCTGGGATCAAATTGCCTACCCGCAGAAGCTCATTGGTGGTGACGTACAAGACTTTGGAGATGAGCTTGGCGAGCGTATCTACTTAGGTGAGGAAGGCAGTGTTGCTTACCTTGCTCCCGACCCTACAGTGTTGAACTCTGAGCTTCAGATACGTGAAATCGCCGACAAGATGGAAGAGTTGGCCGGTGCTCCTAGAAGCGCGATGGGTATCCGCACCCCCGGAGAAAAGACAGCCTTTGAGTTTGCTGGTCTCCAGCGTGCTGGTAATCGTATCTTCGAACACAAGGCCTACCACTTTGAACGCACCTTCATCGAGCCTCTACTCAATGACATGCTCGAAGTAGGACGCCGTAATCTCGATGACTCTGATCTTGTTCGTATCCTCGATGAAGACACAGGAATTGCAATTTTCAAAGGTGTCAGCAGGGAAGACATTACCGCCCGAGGCAAATTACGCCCAGTCGGTTCACGTCACTTCGCCGAACAGGCCATCCGTCTACAGAACCTTCAGAGTATTGGCCAGATTAAACAGGACCCGACGATTGGTGTTCATATGAGTGGTAAGGAGATAGCTCGTATCGTAACTACAGAGTTGGACGAGCCAGCTATGTTTGGGGATAATATAGCAATCTTTGAACAGCAGGAGACGGCTCGCCTAGTCGGTGAGGCAGAGGTGCAGGCTGAAGAAGAAGAGCAAGTAGCAATCGAAGAAGGAATCTAAAGATGGAACAGACTACAACGGGTAAAGCCCTCGCTGCGGTTATTGGTGGTATCGCCACTATCGCCGCTACAGTGTTTTCAATGAACATGGACTGGCTTTCGCCGGAACTGACTGTAACTATTGGCTCGGCTCTCAGTGCCCTGCTTGTCTACTTTGTACCTAACAA